ATGACTACTGATAAGGTCGTCCGGAATCTCAACTCCGCGGAGTTCTGGATGATACATAGTATCCCATGGCGTCCCACTCTGGTGCGTCAGATAGGAAAGCTGAGGTCCAGACAAATGGCCATATTTATCAAATACATCTGTCAGGAAGTCTACGTCCTCCATACTGACTGGCGGAGGCCCCTCCCCAACCATGTGTAGCGGGATTGGATTACGACCGAACTGCTTGGTCGCATGATATAGGTCAGGCATCACTGGCCCGTACTGCCAAGCCTCTATACGGTTACGGAATAGGTCAATACCGCGCAGACCTAAGCTCCACCCATGCGCTATGTACACGAGTTTCATTAGCTGCATGGGGGTCAGACTTACTCCTTTTGACTTGGCGATTTTGAGGATCGCATCTGCCACAGTGAGCACGTCGTACATAAGCCCTCCTTGTCAGCCGATTTAGTCTATTCGTAGACAAAATGAGGCGAATTCTGCACAAGTCAAGGGCTGTGTCAAACCGCACCAATGTGTGCCATCACGCCCAGCACGCTCCGACTGGCTACGCGCCTGCCCTGCAGATGCATTCCACTCTCGCAAAGAGATTTGTAACAGCGGGACACCAGAGCCAGGCTGGCCTGATCGTGGCTCACCCTCAATCTGAGGTCGGATGATCCGGCATCAAGCCGGCCAGCCGCCGGTTCGAGACTTCAGCCAGTGGCCGGGGTGTCCGAAAGTCTTCGGGTACCCATCCGCCGTTGGAGGTTGCCCCCTCCGGGGAAAAACCGGCTGGGGGGCAGGTTTAGCTATAACGTACCGTGAACCCCAACTGTGAAATTGAATATGACTCAACCAATCGATCCCCAGACAGCCGTGCTCTTGGCCGAGATACAGATTGCAGCACTGACGCAGGCAGGTACCCACACTGACGCTGTGGCTCAGTATTGGAAAGCCGATGGCTACCTGCAAGCCCTGATTGACACCGGCTTGCTAGATGCCGAACGAGTTTCTGAACTGAAAGAGCGGCTGATTTGTGCTTATGCAAAGTGGCCCCCCCCGCCAACCAGCCGACTGACCACTAAATCGGGTGTTCACTAAGACCGTTAAGCAGGGGATCAGTCGGGGAGTGCCCCTGAAAGAAAAAACCCGACTGTCTGCGCGGATGGCTAGAACTCCTGTAGCAGACAGGCCCCTTTCTGACTATTCAGCTGGGGCCTTGCTACTTTCGGGCAGCGGATACCAGGCCTTGACCTCCTCGACCTTGGCTACCCAAGCGCTGTAGTCCGGTTCAGCGCCGGCCTTGACGTGCGGAAAGGGAATTTAAACGCTCAACAAAGCACGACAATATCGCCAGCCGCTACACGCTCGGACAGAGATGTCAGCTTGCCGATCCCTTCCTGCAGAAATCGGCTGAGTTGCTCGATGCACTCGCGCTGGTCATCAGTGAGGCTGAACTCAGCCTCCATGCTTTCCATCAGGTCAAGGCAACACTGGTTGAGGAACCCCACCTCCAGTAACTCCGCCCGGAGCCTACGCCGCAACATCTCGTCCATACCAACATCCCTATCTACTCGACACATCAGCGAGGGACCGTAGCAAAAACGAGATACCGGTCACAATTATCAAAACGCTTAGGACCACGGGAGCGGATACCGCTCTTTGCTCGCCTGAACAGCCTTGACCCAGGTAGCCAGGTCCGGCTCGGAGCCGCCCTTGATCGCTTCGACCTCGGCCTCGACTTGGTAGGGCACGCAAGATAGCTCCTTTAGAGCAGGCCGTCATGATCCGGTAACACTCCTCTTGAACCCGCAGACCTGAGATCGAATCAACCTTTTTACACCACGACTGATCTGTGCCTTAATGAGCGTTCTTCTTTCACAGGTAGGTGATTTATGAAATCTAGATTGAATGTGCTAGCTCTAGGTTTGATCTTCGCAGCAAGTTCAGCACTTGCCGGCAATATTGTCCCTCGCGGCCTTAACAGCGTTGGTAAACTTGCCGAGTCCCCTAATGGAGTCTACCGCCTAGAGCTTACCAATACAGGCGACCTTGCCATCTTTGATAAAAACAACAAGTTCATCTGGCGAGCTGACGAGTCCACAGGGATTGTTGGGAAGATGACAGGTGATGGCTGCCGACATGACGGATGGAGAATGCAGGTCCATGAGGGCATCAGCATCGAAGATCGCAAAGGGTGTTTTAAATACTTAAACAAGATAGATAGCAACTTGCCTGCGAATGCTGGTGATTACACCAACTATGTTTTGCAGGATGACGGCAACTTCGTCGCGTATCTTACAAACATCCGATGGAAAACAGGTGCGTATCGCGCAGCTGCCGCCGGTGCCACTCAGTCAGTTATTATTCCTCCCGGCACAGTCATGCCGCGAGGCACCGTATACGTGAATGGCAATTACAGCTTCCGCTTTCAGACAGATGGCAACTTAGTAGTTTATGATGGCTCTACTCCGATCTATAATGCGGAACTTGACGGCAAGGGCGGGGTCAAAGCGCAAATGCAGTACGACGGTAACTTCGTCGTCTATGACGTTAACGACAATGCGATTTGGCATACACACACAGATGGGAACCAAAATGCCTACATGGCCTTCCAGCCAGATGGCCATTTGCTTATTGTGAAACAGGATGTAATCTGGGCCCGTTTTGGGCACCAGTCAACATACTGGGCACCGGCCAAGCCAGGCTCTCCGTTTTTCATCCCTCTCGGCTGGTTGATCCCAGACTCCGTCAGCAACTGGCTTTAAGCCAGGCGTATGTATAAAAGAGGCTCCAGCTCGAAGCTGGAGCCTTTTCAAGGAGGCGGAGACTATCAGAACAGAAGCCCCGCGTGGCCCTGCCGCCCATGCGCCCTTCCTGATGGCAGCTACAAGGACAGGCTCGATTTCCCTTCACCAATCCGGAGCGCTAGCCTGACCGCAACGCTGCTGCGTGCAATGCATTGCAGCTGGGTCTGGATGCAGTCAAGCAGAGCTATAAACAAAAATGTAGACCGATAGGCACCGACACGCTTAAGCTACAAAAATTTACCAGAATCCTCTTGCATTTCAAATTTCAGCACAGATCATCACAGTACAACCACTCATGTGAGACCCTCAAAAATCCAAAACCAGCCCCAGAAGCAAGCAAAACATAAAAATAACTTTTTGGAGACTCAAAAATGAAAAACAAAATTGAATTTTATATAATAGATTTCAAATACAAAATCTCTACCAATGAAGCTACTTTCCATGGAGAGAATCGAATCGCCTTCCCCTCAGCCGTAATACCAGAAAATTTTTCTGAAGACGGATTCCAGAAAAGAGTCTCAGAAATCATGAACAGCAAAGCACTCGAACTGCTGCCTCAAATTTTTATTGAGCACAACATCAAGACCAACGACAGTAGTGCAATCTCCCTTGACCTTGAAGTAGTTAAATCAACAAAAATCAGCACCTCTGTTTCAACCGCCATCTCACAACAACTATCCGAAACCCCTAAAGAATAAGGCCAAGCGACCCAACGACTTACTCATCGACATAGTTCAGCTGGCAAATTCATGATCGTAACTATCAGTTAATATGATAGTTACGATCATCGAAAACATTCGATAACAACATGATCTCGCGCACACTGAAGATCATGCCTCGGTCACCGCTTTCCGTTGTGCGCCGATGTTGCTCAACTCTTGCGTGATGTCGGCTCGGCTCAGTCAAACCTCGATATCGAACTGGGGGAGCTGCGGCGCCGGCCCGGTCACCAGGCCATCGCTGATGAACGCCATCTGCCCGGCCGGCACCGCCGTGCCCCGAGCCGCGATCACGACGTTGTTTCGCAGGCGGACGCGGCAGGTGCCGGCGCCCTCGTCGACGTCGATCACCTCCCCCACCGTGCGCGCGCCGCCCGGTAAGAGCCCGATGAACCGACGCCAGGGGTTGACCGTCGCCATCAGGAGCCTCCCGGGTAGTGGCGCTCGATGCGCAGGGTCTGCCACACGCGGCTAGCCCCTACCCCCTCGGCCGAGATATCGGTGGCCAGGCAGAGACCGCGCCACGTCGCCTGTTCGTCCCTCACCTCGACCAGCATTCCAGGCTGCACCAGGCCCGGTACCCCATCATCCTTCTGGAACAGCGGGATACGCCGCGTCTCGATCGCCTGGTTGCCTCCCTTCGACAACTCGCAGATCCCGCGCGAGCGCGCCACCTCGGTGCCGGTCATCCAGTCCTCCATGACGTCGGGCGCCGACTCCTCGCCGGCGGTACCGGCGCGCCGCACCTGCACGCTGACGCCGTAGCTGGTACCGCTGACGTAGACGAAATTCCATGCCGGCTGGGGACTCCACTCGCTGCCCCACTCGGCGACGATGGCGGCCGGGATGATCCGGTCGGGAATCGCGGTGTCCCAGTACCAGGTCGCCTCACGATACCGCGGCAGGATCGTCACCAAGTCGTCCATTAGGCCCGGCCGGACGATACCGCCGGCGACCTCGGCCAGCTTGACGATGACCTGCATCGGCGTCTGGTCCTGGTAGCTGAAGGCGCCGGCCGGCAGCGTCCAATCCGGCGGCCCCATGTTCTCGACGTCCCAGGACACGGAAAAGCCGGTGTACTGCAACTGGTCGTCGACAACCTGACGTGCGTTCAGCGGCGCCGTGTTCACCGCGCTGCGCTTCGGCGCATAGGGCGCGTCCAGCAGTTGGGTGCGGCTCGCGCCGCTGATGGTGTAGCGCTCGCTCGGATGCTTGCCGCTGCCGCTGTAACGCTCGACAAGAAACCGCCAGGTCCAGCCGTTGATCTCCAGCTCTACCGTCTTCGGCCCGTTGGCATCTGGCGCCGCCAGGTCCAGCGAGGTGCGACCGAACAGGTCAGCCGTGAACGACCAGGCGAACGAGTCGATATCCAGGCCGATGCGAATGCTGGTCGCATCCAGCGGCGTGCGACTCGGCAGCACCACCAGGGTGACCGTGTTTCCTATCATGTAGGTCTCCAGTATCTCGGGCTCGGTGGGTGGATCTATCGGTACCACCGGCCCCGGATAGTCGGGATAGACGATGCCCGTCGGCACCGGATCGGTCGGCCGCCCCCATGCCCAGGGAATCCGCCGCAACGCATCGAAGCGGGTCGGACTGCCGTAGCTGCTGCGCGCCCCGGCGTCCACCGGCCGGATACCACGGACCGGCGCCACGTAGCGGAAATCGAAGAACACGTCGGGCGTGTTCGCCGGGGTGTAGCGGGTCGGGCCGAAATTAAAGTCGAGCAGGCCGGTCGGGGTGTAGAGACTGGCACGCCTCTCCGAGAGCGCATCGCGGAAGCGGTCGAACTCGGCCGAGCGCCGCCAGCCGGGCGGACGGCCGGCGTCCTTGGGCGACGGGCGCGGGTTGTAGATCAGCGACAGGCGCCGATCACGCGGGCACAGCGTCCGATCCCAGCCTAGCTCTCGCTCGACGTCCAGCACCTGGGTGCTGTCCCAAGCGCTGCGGGCTGCCGCGTTGCGCTGCTCGGCGCGCTCCCAGCCACTCCCCCAGCCCGCATCACGCACCGGTACACCGGACCAGCCACTGGCGCAGCGCCGTGCCAGAGGTCGGCCGGAGCCCCACAGCCCGGCGCTACGCGCATCGGCAAGCACCAGGCGCTGCCAGCGCAGCGGGACGGCGCGCACGGAAAGCGGCACCGCCCTCTGCCAGGGGGCGCCGAAACTCGCATTGATCATAGAGCCTCGACAGGAAAGGGCCCGTGGCTGAGCGGGCGGTAGTATCGCGTCGCCTGCAGACGGGCCGTGCCGACCTGGCGGCTGGGGTTGTCGCCCTCGATCGGCCACCACTCCGGCTCAGCCGCCGGCAGTACCCCGGCCTCGGTCACCTCGTAGAGCCAGCCAGAAAAGATCGTCGGACGCACGCGCTGGCCCAGGCTGACGGCGAGACGCGGCTCGAACACCGCGCCCCAGTCATCCAGCCCCATCGCGTAAGTGGTCCCGCCGGCCGTCACCTCCAGGGCGATCTCGGCGCGCCCGGACTCGGCCGTCTGCCCCACGCCGGCCACCCGCCACTCGCCATCGAGCTTGCGCTCGATGACCACCACCTGGCGCAACGCCGCACCGCCGTCGACCGTGACGACCGCCCGCACCTTCGCCGGGTCGGTCGGATCTCGACCGCCCGAGCCTTCGGTCAGGTCATAGGAGAGCAGGCGCGTATCGGCATCGAGGACCGGCCAGCGGATGATCCCCAGGCGCGGGTCGCCTTCGTCGGTGACCTGGATCACGAACTGTCCGCGCAGGCCCGATGCCTCGAAGCGCTGCACCGTCTCGCCCTCGTAGACCTGGAAGGACGCCGTCATCGCAGTCGCGGTGACCACCGCCCCGCGATACAGCGTGGCGATCTTGCGCGCCGGAGTCTCCTCCCCTTCGCGGGTGACCTTCACGGCGAGGGTCTGGTAGATCGCCTGCCTGGCCCCCGACCAGGCGACCTCCACAGGCGGGCGCAGCGACTTCGGCCCAATGCCGAACCGCTGCAGCCAGGTATCGGGCCGGACCTGGACCGGCGGCACCACCTGCAGTATCAGCCCGCTCATGCTGGCCACCACGCCGGATCAACAGACAGGAACCAGAGCCCCCAACGGTCCATATCCACGTAGTAGGTCTTGTCATCCATCTGCACCGCCTCCGCCACCGAGGTTGCGGCCAGGGGCAGGCCTAGCCGATCCAGCAGATGTCCGTGGCGGTAATGGCCCAGGATCGGGTCGAAACACACACCCTTCAGGCGGCCGACGTAGTTCGCGCCGTTCGCCACATAGGGCTGCTGCATACGCCAATAGGGCGGATTCTCTCCCTCTGGCCTGTCGTAGTACATGCTCTGGTACTGCATCTGGTCCATCTGCGCCCCCAGGGCGGCACCGCCACCCTGGATGATCTCCCCCGAGCGCTGGTCACGCAGTGAACTGAACCCACTCCCAAAGGACCGGTTGGTACTTCGGCTGGCTGAACTCTGATACCCCTGGGCGCCACCGACGGCGATGAATCCCTGAACGCCAGAGGCGCCACTAAAGCTCTCGTACTGCCCGACATAGAGGCCGAGGCTGTAGTCCTCGCTCGTATTCTCATAGCCCCTATCCGCCAGCATGCAAAAGACAAACGTCTCGGCATCCGCGCAGATCTGCCAATAGGTGGCGTAGTTCCAGTACATGTAGCCCATATAGAGGATATGGGCATCATTGCTGGTGGGGTTGGTATCCGCTGACCACGTACGTGATCGCGTGTTGACCCCCTTTGGAAGCGGAGTGCTGATATCCAGCATGCCCTCATGTACATAGATCCCGATAAAGTCCCGGTAGCTGCTACCGCTACTACTTGGCAAGTGCTGGCAGAAGGTGATCTGTGCACAGTTGGACGCGGGAGCCAGGGTGATGGCAGTGTCGAACTCGCTTACCACGGTCCACCCTGCCGGTGGCTTGTTGCCGTAGCCATCGACCAGCGCCGCGCGCAGGTAACTCTTGAGCTTTTGGAACGGCGTCACCGCCGACGGGAAGAGCGCCGGCGGTGCGCCGGCGTCCCGATAGCTGTACTGTCGAGCGGTCATCAGTCCGCGTCTCCTCTGATCTGCAGGTGGAACTCATCGTCCTCGACGGTGCCCTTGCCACTCAGCACCGTCCGCACGATCCACATCGGCCCCAGGCACGAGTCGGTGTTGAAGCGCACCGCGTTGCCGGCCGCCCAGCCACTGCCCCAGCCTTCCTTGCGGATGGTGAAGTACGGCGTGTTCGTCTCCGGGTTGATCGGCGCCGTGTCGGTGGTGGTAGTGCCGTTGGCGATCACCCCCAGCTTCTCCTCCACCACGCTGAAACTGGTCGAGGAGTTGAACACCAGCGCCCACTTCGCATCGATCGCACCGCGGTTGGCGATCAGCGGCGGATAGGCGAGGCTGTTGTAGTTGGCGGTGGTCCCGTCGCCCTTGGGCTCGTCGGTCCAGTTCGGCGAGCCGATATCCCAGGTCCGCTGGGTGAACCAGTGGTGCAGCCGCGCCTGCAGGTCGCCCCAGCTCAGCGCACTGGACGCCAGCGTTTCGCCCGCCGGCAGATCCCAGGGCAGCGGCGAGGAGATTCCCAGCTCGCCGTTCACTTGGACCTCGGTGCAGAGGGTCATGTGCTCGACCCGGTCACGCACCACCAGCGGCAGGGTCAGCGGGTTGCCCTCGGCATCCTGCAGGACCAGCGGGTTGGCCCATGTCACCCGGCCGCGTTCCAAGTCGACGCTGTAGCCCGCCGAGGCCAGTTCCACCGCGTTGGCGTCCACCACCTTGATCTCGGCCTGCTGGTCGCGGCCGAGCTGCAGCACGCCGCCAGCTTGAGGACTCGGCACCGTGGTCTCGGCGGTATGAGCCACCACCATCACGTCGCCCTCGCGGAACACTGGCACCCGCCCGTCCGCCGGCAGTCGCACCGGGTCCAGTCCGAGCAGGGTTGCGTCCAGCGGTAGCGAGGTGAAGACGACCGCGTTGTAGCGCAGCAGCAGCGGAATCACCGGGATATCGCTGGCCCCAGTGGTGTCCTCCAGGTTGCTGGTGAAGCGCAGCCGGACGATGCCGGTCACGATATCGACGCTACCCTTGATCACCGCGCCATTGAGCTTGCCGTTCGCGTCCGCCGTGGTGGTCACGATCTGCGCGGTATCCAGGCGAACCACCGTCACCTGCAGGCTCGCAGAACGCAGCGGCGCCCCCGGCGTGCGGAAGGTCATGCTGGTGACGCTGAAGCCGGCGTTGGTGGTCAGACAGGCCAGCAGCGTGACCGTCGGCGCCGCCCCCGAGCCATAGGTATTCAGCGTCGCGGTACGGCCGGCGTAGTCCACCGAGCCGACGGCGATGCCGGCGTTGGTGCTGCTGTTGATGTTCTTGTAGAGCACACCGGAGCGGTCGACGTAGACCTCGCCGGCCCAGGTGAACACCAGCGAGCCCGGCAGGATCGGCTCGGCCACACCAGGCAACAGGTCCAGGGTCACCGGAGCGACGGTCTGCGAATCGGTCTGCTCGCCGTACTCGACGCCGCGGCTCTGCGCGCGCACGCTCAGCGTGCCGCCGAACCCCTCCAGCAACGTGGTATCGGTGGCCACCAGACGCAGCTTCTTCATGCCGAAGTTGTCGACCGTGTCGGTGTAGTAGGTGTACTCCTTGAACACGTAGTTGCCGGCCACCTTCAGGCTGAACTCGCCGGTCTCGTAGTTGATCGTCCCGGCGCGCCCGGCCCAGCCGCCGGCGGCGTCGTCGGTCACCGAGTTGTCCACGGTGATCTCCGATTCGAAGATCGGCAGCGCCCCGGTGCCCATGTCCGCACCGAGGGTCGGCGCCGCCTGGCGACGCTTGGTGATCCACGATAGGCGCACGCTGCCCGCCTTGAGCGGCGCCCCGGGGAGAGTGCCGATGCACATGCCGGTGCTGTCGGAGGTCACCGCCAGCGGGCTGTCGGTCACGCTGCCCTGCTGGTAGGTATGCACGATCCCACTCCCGGCATCCGGGGTGGCGCTCAATTCCATGCTGACCTTGCCGTCGGCATAGTTGATCTGGCCGCTGCCACCGGTACCGCTGAGCGAGCCGTTGCCGCTATCGAGCACGGTGCGCTCTACCCCGCCGACCTTGAACGTCGCCTTGTAGGAGCCGGGCAACAACCCCTGGTGCGGCAACGTCCGGTTGATCCGCGCGCGCGCCTGCACGCTGGTGCCGGTGCGCTGGGTCAGCGCCGCATCGTTCTGCCCGACGTAGGCGTAGATCAGCGAACTCCCCACGTCCGGCAGCGCGCTCAGGGTGATGGATACCGAGCCGGTCGCGAAGTCCACCGTGCCGGTGCCTTCCCCGGCCAATTCGCCGTTGCCCTGGTCGCGGATCTCCTGCCATTTGCCCAGGGCGAGGAACGAGACCACCAGGGTGCCCGGCTGGGGCGGCGCTTCGGACAGCGACAGGGTGTAGACGAAGCCGCGGTTGCCCAGTTCGATAGGGATCTCCCCGGTCACCGCTTCGCCCGTCGCCGCCGCGGCAGGCTGGTAGGTGGCGCTCGCTGTCCCGCTCCAGCCGCTGCCGGAGGCCGCCATCTCGATTGCGCCGCTCTCGTAGTCGACGGTACCGCTGGCAATCCAGTTCGAACCGCTGATGTAGCGCAGGCCTCCCTTGCGGTCGTCGGCGAACACGCCGCCGCCGGCGCTCAGCGACAGCGAACCCGGCGCGCAGCCGGTGCCGAGGAACGTCCGCGACCTGCCGCTGCCTATGTTCGCGACATTCAGGTTGACCGTCCGCGCCGGCCCGGCCGCAGCGAACAGGCGCCGCTGGTAGCCGGCCAGTTGGTCGACCAGCGCGTTCTCTCGGGTGGTGCTGGGCACCAGCTGGGAATAGACCGACTTGACCCGCAGGCTCAGCGCGCCGCGGCTGACAGCCTCGGCCAGGGGGCTGATGCCGTAGTACCGCGCGGCATCGGCGACCTGGGTGCTGAGCACCTGGCTTTTCGGGCTGGTGGTACCGCCTGGAGTCACCTGGCCGCCGGGGAAGGTCGCGCCCAGTGGCGCGCTGATCGACAGGTCCAGCCGGCGCCGGGTGAAGTTCACGAAGTTGCCGTTGCCGTAGTCGTGGGCAAACTGTTCCAGCCGCGCCTCGACGTCGGTGATGCGGACATACTGCGAGCGCGACTCGAACACCAACTGATAGACCTCGCCGATCTCGGGCAGCCGCTGTTCTTCGCGCTGCACGCAAGCGATGGCGCGCTGGCCCTGCAACTGGTTGCCCAGCAGTTCGAACGAGGCAGACACGGCCGGCACCACGAAAGACTCGATGGCGTTGCGCGCGTCGCGGCGCTCATCGGTCTGGCTGCCGGTGTTGAACAGCAGCACCGAGACACGCGGATCGGCCGGCGCCCGCGTGACGATGGCATGAGCGCCCAGGTACGGCTCGGCGCTGTTCGAGCTGATGCCGGCGAAGGCCTTGCGCAGGTTGATCCGGCCGATGGTCCGGTCCAGGCGCGAGATATCGGGAAACAGGTTGTTGATCTCGCGATCCACCACGGCTTGCCCGGTGGCACGGCCGCCGCCGTCGTCCTCATCGGTGAGGCGCTGGGATTTCAGCAGCTTTACATCATCGACGGTGATCGTCATGGAACACTCCAGCCAGAAAAGAAAACCCCGCCGAGGCGGGGTGTGGGATCAAGGGTCGGGGGTGGGCGGTGCCGGGGGCGGCGCTACGGTGAGCAGTCGCAATGTCACCAGGTAGTCGGCGTCCGGACCTGGGTTGACCTCGCGGAACAGCGGTTCGGCTTCCAGCGGCGCCCCTTCGGCGCGGTTGAAGATCACCGAGAATTCGCGGCCGTCTGGCAGCACCAGCGGCATGACCCGCAGGCGCTGGTCGCGCAGCACCTCCAACTGCCGCACGACCCACAGCGGCGTCCATACCCCTCCCCCGGAACGCAGTGTGATCGGGCGTCCATGCAGCTTGGTGCCTTCCTGCACCAACAGCGCGCCGGTCAGGGAGCGTTCCTGCTCTTGTGCCACCGCATCCCAGGTGAACTCGTCCACCCATTCGAACTGGTCGCCCAGTTCCACCGCATCGAGCCTCATCGGCCGGTCCTCATGCTGGCCTGCTCGAGCACGCCGAGCAGGTTGGTTTCGTCCTGTTCGCTGGCCACCGCCACGTCAACGGCTCCCCGCGGCGTATCGAAACGAACGACCCGGGGCGGCGGACTCGACACCGGCGACGAGGCAGGCGGCGCCGCCGCGGCCTTGGCGGCGTTCTGCTCGTCCACCCGCTTCTGCTGCTCCTCTCGCTGCCGCTTGGCATCCGTCTCGGCCTGGATCTGCTGCAGGGTGGCCAGCGCCGTCATCAGGTTCTGCACCGCGTTCATGTCGCCGCTGCCCTGGGCCTCGGCCAACTGCTGCTGCAACTCGGCCTTGCGGCTGTTGAACCGGCTGCGATCCACGGCTTCCTGCTCGCCGCGCAGCCCCGCCAGTTCCTCGCGCAGGCTGACCAGCGTCGACTTCGAGCCTTCCTTGAGTTGCTGGATCTTCTGATTGGCCGCCTCGATTGCGCTCTCCAGTTGCCGCATGTCCGAATCGTTCAGCAGGCTGAGGCCATTTCGAGCGCCCTTGGCCGCCGACACGAAGTCGCCCAGCTTCATGGTCCCGCGCTCGTAGTCGTCCATCAGGCTCTGCAGGCTGCGCTTCTGCTCCAGGTACGCAGCCTGGATCTCCAGGCTGGCCCGCTGGGTATCCATCGCCCAGCGCCCGAAACCGCTCATGCCCACGCCCGACTCGGCCTTGATCCGGGCCAGTTGCTCACTGACCTTGGCCAGGGAGCGCGACGTGGCGTCCAGGCTGCTGGTGTCGATGCTGAGATCGACGGTGGAGATCCCACGCATCGCATCGAAGGCGTTCAGCGCTTCCTGGCTCAACTGCGCAACGCCCTGCCGCGCGGTGCTCAACACCCCACCGAAGAACCCTTCGAAGGCGCCCATGTCGTCCTTCGTCGACGCTACTCCCTTGCGGGTCGCCTCCATCGATTCGCCAATGGCCTTGCGCTGGTCCGAGAGCGATTTGGCCGCCTTGTCCGAGGACTCCGCGACCGCCTGCATACCCTTGGCGCCCTCCTCGCCGGCCGCCTTCAGTTCCTTGACCTTGGCGGACAGCTTGGTCTGTTCCTGGTTGAACTCCCGCGCGCTGATCGTGCCGTCGTTGTACAGCCGGCCCAGCGCCGTCCGGATGTTCTGGATATCGACCGTGGTCTTCGCGCTGCTGATCGCGTCCTGGACCTGCTTCAAGTTCTCCAGGCCGGTACTGAGGTCAGACACCCCCAGGGCGGCGCCGCTGGCGGTCGACTTCAGTTCGGTCAGCTTCGCGTTGAGGACACCGGCGCCGTTCGCATACTCCTGCTGGCTCAGCGTGCCGGCCTGGTAGGCCTTGAGCATTTCCCCCTGCAGGGCGGTCAGTTGCTCGGTGGTCTTGGCCGCGCTGATCTGGTCCAGGGCATTCTGCAGGCTGGTCACCGCCTGCACCGACTCGGCGGCCGCGCTCTTCGCACCCGCCTTCAGGTCGGTGAAGGTGTCGGTGATCGCCTGGCTCTGCTGCTGTGCGGCGGAGGCGGTGGCCGTGGTGCTGGTGTCCCAGGCATCCGCGATATCCTGCGCGTCCTGCTGGATCTGCTGGCGAAAACCCTCGCTCATGCTGCTGAGCAGGTCGTGGACGCCGGCGACGGAACTGCGGATGCGCTCCCCGCCCAGCGCCGCCGGGATCTTCTCCGCCACCTTCTCGATGCCGGCGACCATCAGCGACAGGGTGCCGGTCCAGGCGAGGGCGATAGCGCTGATGCCCGAGGTGACACCGTTGAACAACGTCCGGAACGGCGCGATGAACAGTTGCACCCGCGAGGCCATGTCGTCCAGCTGGGTGCTGAAGCTGCTAAGCCAGGCCGAGGTCTTGTCGATCAGGGTGCCGAAATCGACGTCGGCCAGGCGCTTGATGAAGCGCTCGACCCATTCCGAGCCCTGGACGAAGGCATCCGACAGCCCCTTGGCCAGCGCGTCGAGGCGCCCGTCCTGGTCCATCTGCGCGATGGTATCGCCCAGTTCCTTCAGCTTGTTCTTGACGTGGTCCAGCGCGCCGGCGTTGGCAATGCGGTTGAGAAAGTCGGCCGCAGTGTCGCCGAGGTTGCTGACCAGACCGGTCAGGGTGCTCATGGCCTTCGCAGCGGCCCCTTCGGAGCTGCGCCCCATTTCGTCGACCAGCGCCTTGATGACGTCCCGGCCAAGCTTGCCCTTGCTCGCCAGATCCTGCAGTTGCGCGGCATTCTTGCCGGTGACCTTGGCCAGCATGTCCCACACCGGCACGCCACGCTCGACCAGTTGCAGGATCTCCTCGGTCTGCAGCTTCTGCTTCGCCCAGGCCTGGCCGACTGCCGTCGTGATGCCCTCCAGGCGCTCCATGCCGCCACCCAGCTTCTCCGACTGGTCCTCGATCGCTTTCAGCGACCCGTCCATCGGGTCCAGGCCGTAGGCCTTCAGCAGCGCGAAGGCGTCGGTGACGTCGCCCAACTGAAGCGGCGTGTCCTTGGCAAAGGTCTTGATCCAGGCGGTTGCCCGCTCACCCTCGGCAACCGAGCCCATCAGCGACGTAAGCCGGTTCTGCAGGTTCTCGAACTGGTCGCCGGTGGTCAGCATCGAGACGATGCCATCACGCACTAGGCCGATTCCTCTGCGCACCAGGTTCAGCGCCGCCTGGATGCCGACGAAGGCCGCGGCGTAAGCGGCTGCCTGGCGAACGCCGGACGACATGGCCTCACGCAGCGCCGTCACGCGCGAGGTGTGGCCAGCAGCCTCCCGCGCCGCTCGCATCTGCGCACGTTCCAGCTCGCGGATCTCGCGGCTGTTCTGCGCGATGCTCTCGCGGGTGTTGTCGACCACCGACGCCAGCCGCCGCTCCTCGTTGGCAAGCTGGCCGGTATCCACGCCCGCCGCCCGCGCCGCACGTTGCTGCTCAGCGTGCCGAGCGGTCAGTTGATCAAGGGTCCGACGCAGACCCGCTGCGTCCCGCTCCGCGATCTGCAGGGACACGGCCAGGCCCCGGCTCCCGGGGTTGCGGTCCAACGCCTCGCGCAGGTCCGCAATGGTACGGTCCACCCGCTGCACCGACGTCTGCGTCTGCGCAATGGCGCGCTCGGTAGTTCCGAGCGCGGTCACCAGGCCGCGAGCCCCCTTCGCATCGTCCAACTGCCGGTTCAGGTTCGCCGCCGTGGTGCGCAGCCCTTCCAGCGCCTCGGTCGACTGCTGGGCTGCGGGCGACAGTTCGTCCCGGCCGCGAAGAACGAACTGGATCAGGCGCTGCATTGGGCTCGCCATAAGAATCTCCGGACAATAAAAAACCCGCCATATGGCGGGTTGGAAAAATTATTTGTTACTTCTTTCGCTCCTAAACTTCGGAACGCTGCGCCTTGAAGCTCATACGAAAATCCACAGGAGCCATTCCCATCTGCCGCCGGAAGGCACGACTAAAAGCAGGCTCGGACTCATAGCCGACACGCTTGGCAATTTGTGAAACACGCAAGCCTGTGGTTTCTAGGAGATCAGCAGCTATGTGCATACGAGTTCGGGTTAAGTAACGCATGGTGGACTCACCCATCACAGAAGCGAAACGCTGCGAAAAGCCAGATCGTGATTGATTGACTTTTCTAGCAAGGAGATCAACGCTCCACGTACGTTCCGGATGCGCATGCAGAAGCATTAATGCGCGCCCCACTACAGCGTCGTTCAAACCGCGCATCCAGCTCGATTCCTGAACAGCTGAAGTGGCTATCCAGTGCCGTAGCGCCCAAACGAATAACAGGTCAATCAGTCGCGACAGCATGACGCTGCTACCCAACGTTGGTTGGCCAGCTTCCAATCGAATGGCCGCAAGAGTCACAGACAACCAATCCAATGGCGTATCTGGAAACGCCAAAGGGGGTTTATCCACATCTGATAGCCGCAATTGCACCGGCAACAGGTTCGTAAGCAATTTTCCGCTTGGACCTTCCAGCCGAAATTCTCCGGTAGTGATACATGCGTCGCCTAGAGAGCATTCGAGTAGATGCGGCCTATCGTGGGGCAGAATGATGAGATCACCAGACTTCAGAGCGGTAGATGAGTTCGCCCCCGCCAGACGCAACGAGCAGTGTTCGCCTTCGACAAAATGAAACCCTGCAGGTGCAAAGGCAACATCATAAACCTCACCTCCACTCAGCGCCCGAGTGACAACATTACCGCTTTTTACCCGTGTGGACTCGAATATATCGAAGAAAGCATCCGCATCAGGGAGGACGATATTCTGGCGTTTCGGCATCGTAATCTGGACCTTAGGCTAACCCGAAGGACTCGGAACGAATTTATAGTTCTCTTCCGTTCATCGTACTTTAACAGCAACGGGAAAACAGCTGGGCTGTCTAGCAGCTCAGACCTCAACAGCCGCACTATTACGGTTGCACGCAACCGCTTACGACCGAACCTCGGTAGAGGTCAAGGAGTCTCGCTATGAGTAAGCCCACTATCGTCTTGGTACATGGTTTCTGGGGCGGAGCCGCCCATTGGTCCAAGGTAATCATAGGGTTAAAACACTGCGGCTACGATAACGTGCATGCAGTGGAGCTACCATTAACGTCTCTGGCTGAGGATGCTGAACGGACTCGCAAGATGCTGGCTCAAGTCAATGGTCCAGTAGTGCTGGTCGGACATTCCTACGGTGGCGCCGTCATCAGCGAAGTTGGCAACCAACCCAACGTCGCGGCTCTAGTCTATATTGCTGCGTTCGCTCCCGACGCTGGAGAAAGCCCAGGAGGCATCACTCAACAGCACCTACCGTTGGCCGCTCCCAATCTGGAGTCTGACAGTGATGGCTATCTTTGGCTCAAGGCAGACAAGTTCCATGAAAGCTTCTGCCAAGATCTCAACAGCGATGAAGCTCTGGTGATGGCAGTGACACAAAAGGCACCATTGGCCGAGACCTTTGGACATACAATCACAGAACCGGCATGGAGGCACAAACCTTGTTGGTATCAGATATCCAGTGCGGATCGTATGATCGCGCCAGAGAATCAGAAAATGATGTCTGATCGCATGAACGCACGCCAGGTCATTACTCTTAATGCAAGTCACGCCTCGCTAGCCTCATGTCCTTCCGAAGTAGTAGCACTGATCCTTGACGCAGCGGCGGCAAGCACAAGCTGACTCATGTAGGGAACACTGAATCGGGAGTTCCACTGAACGGAGCTCTCGGTTTCAGCAAGCCATTGATAGGTAAAGGCTGCAGCAGAGCAGCCATACCGACAGCTTACCTCGCCAAGTCCAACAGCCATCCTTGGCACGGCGGTCAAGCCGCCTGCGCGAGATCCATCTGACAGAACTTGGAAATATCGGTCGCGGTCACGCGCGAATCGGCGAGCAGCTCCGCCGGGCCGGTGAGCTTGGCGTATTCCTGGCCCAGCACCGCCAGCTCCTGCAGGAGACCGAACTTGACGCGGCGAGGACGCAGCGCGAACGGCTCGCCCGACTGCGCGTCGTTCAGGCCAGCGATGAACAGCTCCAGTTCCTTCTGCGAGCCGTTGAGCATATGCACCACCCGGCTCGGGCGCGGTGTGTAGCTGACCTTGATGCCGGTTGCATCGATCTTGCCGCCGCTCAGCACCTGGATGCCGTGGGGTACCAGCAGGTAGTCCGTGCCCGGGGCCACCTCGACGTCCCCTGCGGTCTTGACCGTCACGGGCTTGGTCAGGTCCGGCAGGTACTTGAACGGGATCAACTCCAGCGCAACCCCCTGAGAGGTATGCGCCTCGTCGGTGATCGCGGCGGTGGGCGCCACCTGGATGGTGGAGCGCGTCACCAGTGCGACATTCTCGGCGGTCAGGTCGAACATTCCGATGGAGGACGTCACGTCGGTGACGCGCTCGCGGACGTTACTGTTGCCGCCGCCTCCCATGTAGTTGGGCAGCGTCTTGCGGTCGGTGGCGAAGCTGATGTTGAAGGTGTCGCAGTTGCCGAGCGGCAGGAACGGTTCCTGCGACCCGTACAGGCGGGCATGGATGATGCCCTCGCCGATGAACGAGCGGTCGATGGTCTGGAGCATGGGGCTCTCCTGATGGGTTCGGGTGGGTTACTTGTGGTCGCCACCGGCCGGTTCGGCGGAGGCTGCCGGAATCGGCGGCGCCTTGGCCTTGGCCTCGGTGGCGTAGCCCTTGCCCAGGGCATGGGCAGCTACGGCGGCGGTAACGCTGATGGCGCCCTTCGACGCCGGGTAGTGGGTCGCGTCGAGCCCCTCGCGGTAGTTGAACGGCCTGGTAACGATGATCTCGGGCATGGAGCCCTCCGGAAATGAAGAGGCCGCCCGGAGGCGGCCTGGTGGATGGGTTACAACTGCTGCGAGTAGCTGACCTGCAGAGGGATGGCTCGATAGGCCCAGCGCCGGCCGGGCTCGGGCAGGCGCACAGCGGATGCCGGAAAATCGACACGCACCAGGCCGGGCACCGTCAGCCCGGCCTTGTGGCCCTTGAGCACCCGCTTGATCGCCAGGCGCGCCTCGCGCAACGCCTGGGCGGCGTCCCTGCCGCGCGCCATCGGGACGATGTTCACGGTCCACTCCTCCACGACACTGCCCGGCGACCGGTCACGTTCCACGGTATCCCCTTCCTGCAGGATGATCAGCCGTTCGGGCTCGTCGCTGTCCTCGGCGTCGAGCACCCCGGCCACCCAGTCCTCACGGACCGCGTCGCCGAACGCCGGTACCGCGGACAGCAGGTCCAGCAGTTGGCCGATGACCGCGGTCTGTACATCGATCACGTCGCTCATTCGGGCACCACGTAGAAAGTGATCCAGTCGCCGTCGTCGGCATGGATGCCGTCGATGCGCCAGACCTGGCCATCGGAATCGAGGAACGCCCCCTTGCGATCAAGGGGCTGCAACTCGGCCTTGCGGCACGCAATGGTGCGGTACCGATCCAAGGCGCCGGCCTCCATGCGCTCAACACCTTCCTCGACGATCACCGCAGCATTGCCGATCTGCCGGCCAGAGCGGTCCAGGTAGCCAAACTCACCATCGCCGAGGACGTCGGCGATGATCTCGTCCATGTCGGCGACCAATTGGACAAAGCCAGCCACTACTTCACCAGCTTGATGACTGCGCGAGGGCGGGTGCAAATATGCAGAGGGTTCGACTGCGCTTCGCCAGCCACGCCCTTGTTGAACGGCATGACCTCCTGCTTGGCGTAATACGGCAGGCCCAGGGTGTTGACGGTCTCCATGTAGTTGGCCGGCGCGAAGATGCTCAGGAACAGCTCCGGCACTCCGATAGGCACAAGCCGTGCCTCATCATCTGGGATGAAGGAGCGACCACCCACCTTGCCGCGGTAGCGCTCCCAGATCACGCCGCCAAACTCGAACTCCTCGCGTGCATCACCGCGCAGTTGGGAGGCCTGCATGGTGTTGAGGTAGGTCTCCTCCACCGACTTGTGGGTGATCAGCGCATTCCAGAAGTTCTTCCCACAAAGCGCGCGCGAGCCGCTGCTGGGGATGTTGCCCAGGGCATCCTCCTGCGCGTCCAGTGCTTCGCCGGCCTTCAGGCGTACCTTGGTGGTCGCGCTACCTAGCTCCATCTGAACGACCTGAGCACTGATACCGAAGCGGTCGTAGAGGTCGAGCAATACAGTGCTGCCGTCGGCATCGAGGATGGTACCGAGCACCGCGCCCATCCGCTGGTGCTCGTGAGTGGCGTCGAGCTGGCGACGCATCTTGCCCAGACGCTTGTTCACCACGTCCTGCACGGCCTGCAGCTCGGTTTGCTCGCCGAAGGCACGGATGCCTTGGATCTCGTCGGCGAGGATGGTGAAGGTCTGCGGCAGGTGCACGTTGTTGAACGGAATCAGCACGCGCTTGCTGCCGGTGACCACCAGGCCCGGCGCGCCACGATCGGCGGCCGGCACCAGGTGCAAGGTGTCGCCGTCCTTCTCGATCTGCTGGGTGATGGTGGTGCTGCCCTCTTCCTCGAAGAGTCCCAGAGCCGCCAGACGGCCAGGCACCTCGGGGGCTTCGTTGATCGCAGCGGTGAGGGACGAGACGCTGAAGGCCTCGTCTTCGAAGACGTTGATGTCAGCCATTGTTTACTCCATAGAAAATGAAAAGCCCCGCGGGTGCGGGGCTTCGGGAGGACTCAAAGGGGCCGGTCAGTACGGTGTACCGGTGCGGACAATGAGGTTGCGGGCCTTGAGGTCGCCACGGGCAGCGTCGTTCAAACCAGTCAGCGCCACATCGATCACCTCGGCCAGACGAGCAATCACGGTCACCACCTGAGGATCGGGCGAGGCCGGCTTGGGCGCATACAGGATCGCCACCGCCACCTCGGTGCCATCTGTGGCCGCATCGTCGTAGGGCGCGTATTGGCCCGACGCCGTGACGATACCCAGCACCTGGCCGGCTGGCAGGGCCTTCGCGGTAGCGGCCAGGGTCACCTGTTCGCGGGAAATGGAACCGGCCCCCTCCGAGAGGAGGAACTCACCGGCGTGAAAGCCTTCGGTTTTGGTCATCATGCTTCTCCTTTCGAAGCCTTGGGTTTAGCGGTTTGGGCAGCCCGACGCGCGGCGTACACCTTCGACGGCGTCGCAGCCCTGGCCTTGCTGGGGGGCGTCGGATCATCCTCGAGTGGCAGGGTGTTGATGATTTCGCCGAAGCCGTTGCCAGCCAGCTTGTCGAACAGCCTGGCTCGTACGGCGTCTGGTTCGAGGCCAGCTTTCACATAGTCGGCGGCAAGTTCCGGCAGGCGCGCACTGACGCACAGATCGCGGACCGCCTTGGCCCGGTTGACCGCTGCATCCACACTCGCCTCGTCTTTCAGGTCTCCAGACACGGTCAGGGCCTCCACGAGGTTACTGATACCGGCCTCCGAGCAGCTACGGATAATCCGTGCTGCCAGGGCGGCGGCAGTGGGTTGGGTTACAGGGGGTTCGGGATCATGTTCAGGAACACGGCCCTCTGTCGGTGCAGGTGTATCGCTCAGCGGCGGCTTATCGAGTTGAGCAAGCAGCGTCTGGGGAGTATTGCGGTACTTACGCAACGCACCGCCATCTCCCACCACCGCCTTCACAGCCACCCCGTCCAGCACTTCGTCGCACAGTCCGAGCGTCTTGGCCTCACTGGCCGTCAGCCAAGTCTCGTCCTTGATCATCTGCCGGAGCTCACCATCGTCGATCTCGGGCGCCTTGCGCTTGTAGGAGGCGACGATGGCTTCCAGCGTCTGGTCCAGTACCTCGGCCACCTTGCGCAGATCGTCGGCATCGCCGCCGGCCCAGGTCCAGGGGTTGTGGATCATCAGCATGGAATTGGAAGCCATCTCCAACCGATGCGCGCCGCAGGCCGCCACGCTTGCCGCACTCGCCGCCAGTGCATCGATGCGGGCGGTACAGCGCTCGCCCAGGCGGTTGAGCACGTTGTGGATCGCCAGTCCGTCGAATAGGTCGCCACCAATGGAGTTGAAAGCCACCAGCACTGGCGAAGAACCATCGTCTACGGCCTTCAGGTCCTGGATAAACTGGTTGGCCGTGATCCCCCAAGTACCAATCTCACCGTAGATGTAGACCTCGATGGCCTGGTCCGGCTCACCCTCGGCTGCAGCCTTGATGCGGTACCAGGTCTCGTCCTGGGGCGCCGGTACATCCGGGACCTTGTTGAAAATGTGCAGGCCGAGTGCAAGCGCCTGCGCACGAAGCGCTGATTGTTCGGTCATGGTGTTCCCTCATCGGCGGGATCCGGCGACCCCGGAGCCGTTGTGTAGTTGAGACCAAGCACGTGGGCACGTGCCTGGTCTGCCGCGTTTTCTTCGTCGATGGTTTCCGCGTCATAGCCCTTGCGCAGCACTACCTCGCTACGCGAGGCCAACCCCGCCTGGATCTCTAGAACCTTGCCCTGCACGTCCTGCACTGGGTGAATGTACTCCCACCCCTGGGGCACCCAGCGAGTGCGCAAATACTCGCGCCGTCGGCGAGCGTAGTCGGGTAGATCCAAGGCACCGGATAAGTACGCCATGTCCATCCACGCCGCCCTCACCGGTCGGCAAAGCTGGTGGATGTAGACGCTGAACTGAAGCTGTTCCAGGCGCCGGCGAAACTCGTTGAGCACTACCCTGATCACCCGGTCATTTACGTTCCTCAGATCGCCGGTGAACAGCTCGTAGGGCACTCCAGTTCCCATCGCCGCAGCCTGGAGTTGCTGCCGCATGAAGTCCGGATAGTTGTTACCAGCCTCCGGCGGCTTGGAGAACTCCACTTGCTCGCCTGGCAATAACTCCTGCATGGTGCCCGGCTCCAATCCCACCATCGGCGTGAAGCCGTCACCGTCCATACGCACCGGTCCACCGTTGATGGGATCGATGGGAGGCAAGTCGCCTGGGCTCGGCCGAGTAATGAATCCGGCGAACAGATTGGCTACCTCCTGGCGGAACAGCACCGCATCGTCGAAGTTGTCCAACGAGCGCAGCCGCAGTAGAACCCGAGACAGTCGGGGAACCCCCCGCAACTGTCCTGCCTCCAACGGCTCGAAGACGTGTAGTACCTCGCTGGCCGGCACCCGCACCAGTTGGTTGTAGCCCGCCGCCATCACTGCGCTGTCGCCGGGGTGACGCCGATACATCCAGTACGCCACCCGCTTGCCCAGGGCGTTGAACTCAATGCCGGCCCGGATCAAATTACCGTTGCGTGCCACCTCGTTCTTCTCGACCGGAACGAACTCGGCAGGCAGCAATTGCAACTGCAACGGCACGGCTAGGTCGTCCTCCGGCCGCCTCGGGCGCAGACGAATAAAGCACTCGCCGCTCTCCTCGACCATTCGCGCCGCCAGTGCCTGCTGTCCATAGAAGTCGGTCCGCTCGTCGGCATCCGACTCGTCGGTCCAGTCCAGCCAGAGCTCCAGCAACAACCGCCGCAGCGTCTTGTCCTGAATCGTCGGCATTGGCACGATGCCGGAACCAATGAGGTTGCTCACCCGTGTGTCGATCGCACCACCCGCGTAGGGGTCGTTTCGCGTCGCAGCTCGGGAGCGCTTGCGTAGCAGTGGCAGTGCAGGGAGCGACAAGGTATTGATCGAGCCCGGCGGCGCATCCCAGTTCTGCGCGCGGCGGCCTGTTCCGGCACCGTCATAGCTGTTCTTAATCCGGTCCGGAAGCATGAAGCCCGCCCGGGTCAGATGGGGATACCTGGCCATCACACCCCCTTCCCGGCAGGGTACAACCGGCATACTCGGGAGCGTCGACCACTGAGCGCCGCCTCCAGCCCCACATCTGCCACGTACTGGCTTTCCAGCATCCGCAGACTCGCCAACTGCGCGCGCTCGAGCTTGCGACCATCCTTGGTGATGGCCTGCCCCTTGGTGAGAATGTCATGGATGGCCGCGCGCACATCCGCCAACCGTTGCTGCGCTTCGGTCATATCCGCCTCACATGGTTATCGACGTTGTTTCAGATAGCCGCTGCCGGTGCTGCGGCGTTTGCTTGTCACCGCAGGCGGTGGAGCCGTAACGGCTGTGGATGGAACCTCAAGCACCAGGCCGAAGCGCTGCTGCGCCACACGCAACATCGCTAGGGCGCCGACCACACAGTCCAGCGCCTCGTTGCGCCTTCCCTTGTCATCCCAGCGGTACACCCGCTTGCCCTTCTCGATCTTCATCACTTTGGTTTCCGCGGTGAGCTGCTTGAGCTCGCTCTCATCGCAGATGTCGTCGTTGGCCGGCAGGTGCAATACCCCAGGCACGATGGCGCCGGGTTGGGGCTGCAGCTTCAAGCGGCTGTAGATCAGTTCCTTGGCGTTGTCCGTGCCGATCATGGTCAGGTAGACGCCATCCTTGTTCTTCTTGCGCGGGAAGTCGGCAATCGGCTTGTCGTAAACACTGTGCCCCTTGGTCGGTATCACCCAGAGAAGACCATGCTTCTTGCTTTCGGCGTACACATCATCACGATGGTGGCCGCCCGAATCCCATCCCCACAGGGCCACCCGCATGCTCACACCATCTTCACGCTGGTACTGCTGGTGAAGCCTGAGCCCAACCTTGCGCTTCAACTCCTGACTCGCAGGGTCGCCGTACAGGATCCAACGATCCACCAGCCAACCTTCCTCGCCCGCAGCCCACGCCCAGATACGCGCCTCGTAGCGATCGTCCTGAGTGTCGATGAACCCCGTCAGGGCCACCACTCTAGAGGGGAGATGATTCCAGACCTCACGACGACCATAGAGAAGTTCCCACTCGATCTTGTCCCCCTGATCCTCCACCCAGGTCTCCCCGAGGGTGGTGTTGGTCCAGGTCTTCAGACCGTTGACATCCTTCTTCGCCTGCAGGAAGTCCAGCACGATGCGCCCCCACGATACGAACGGGCTGTACGCCGTCCAAACATGGAAGCTCAGCGAGTCAGGAACAGGGATCGTCTCTCCGTCCGCGTCGAAGAAATCCTGCGAGTCTCGCGTCCAGATGCCTGTCCGCTCGCATATCCAGCGGCCTTTCGACTGCTGGGCCTGCATTTCATGCTGCTGCACAACGCAACCATTGGCTTCGCACACGTACCAAGCAGCCGATGGATTATCCCCATCCCACTTGATGCCAAAGGCGCAATCCTTGCCGCCCCACTTCAGCGCCTGCTCGGCGCCACAATGCGGGCAAGGCACATGCAGACGCATTAGATGCGGAGAAGCATTGGCCGCCGCCTCCATCTGGCAGCCGCCCTCATCCACGGGGCCGTGAATTTTCGGCGTGCTACCACGAATCGACTTCGGAAACGTCGAACCCTCGATCCGCTTATCACCCAGAAACAGCGGCGAACCTTCCTTCTCCACGTCCGAATCGAACGCCGCCAGTTCGTCGTAGATGACTGTATCGGCGGACAACTCGCGATAGTTCTTCGCTGCCTTGCCGCCCCGGCACCAGAGCTGCTTACCATGGCTGAAGCGCTTCAGGTTCAACGTGCTGTCACGGTGGTTCGCCTTGCCATACCACGGCGCCAAATCTCGCAATGGCGGTACGTCCCGCACCATGGTCTCGATCTGGGACTTCATGAACTCGGCGGCACTCGCATCGCTGGGCACCAGGAACAGGATGTTCCGCCGCTTGTGCTCGATCTGGTAGGCCGCCGCCACCAGCAGCATCTTGCTGTATCCGACCCGTGCCGACTTGAGCACGTTGACCGTACGGATCTCGTCGTTACCCATCGCGTTCAGGATCGCTACCTGGAACGGTAACGTCTCCCAGCGTCCCTCCTGATAGGACGATTCGCTAGACAGGTAGAAGTGCTCGTTGGCCCACTCCACCGGCGTCTTCGGCGGCTCCTTGTAGAGCGCCATGAGTCCCCGCCGCACCGCCTTTTGCAGGCTATCCATCCAAGGTGCTGAGGTATTCATCCAGTAACTCCGGCAGTTGTTCGCCCAACTCGGCGGCGGTGTTTCGCGCCAAGGCGACCTCTCGTTGCAATGATTCGATGTGACGCGTCTCCAGGTCGGGATGGCGGCGGCGAATCTTCAGCGGCACGGTGTCAAGGATCGAGCCGATCTGCGCAGCCAGCTTACTCAGCGCGAAAATGGCGAAATCAGCCGGCGCCAACTGCTTGTCATTGACCTGGTTCTTCTGCTCTTGCGCATACGCCTGCGCCGCCGTCAGCCGCAAACGCTCCTGTACCAGCTTCTGTTCGGCCAGCGGATCAATACCCTCGGCATCCATCCCCGCTGGTTGTTGTTTCCGAGCCTGGTGCTCGAGTCGGTTCCGTAGCACCGCCTCTGCGGTGTAGAACACCTCGCGGCCAACCTTGGAGACAGGGGCAACCCCCCATCGGTCAAAGGCTTGAGGTGAAATACCGAGGCTCGCGGCCATTTCCGACTTGTTCAGCCAGCCGCGCTTTTTCTGGAGGTCTTCTGTGCTCATGACGAAACAACAACCAACCTCTGGAAAAATTCTGCATGTAGAGCGGGAACGAGGTTCGAATTACCCTCTCCAAGGGCCACGCTTCAGGGGCCCCCGGTGCTTTTCGGGTAGCACGTCACGCCCTCATCCTCAGTCCTGCGGGCCGAACGTACATCCGGACTAGAAAGAGCCGAAGAGACAAGCCTCGTGGTAATGTCAATGCAGTATCACTGCCAACATGACAAGGAGACCACATGCAGTTCTTGCACAGCCGCAAATACTTGAACGAGGGCGATGTTGTCGAAGTCAACTGCTCTCATCAATGTAATGTTCGCCTTACCACCGACACGCAATTTTCAAACTTCAAGAACGGCCGCAGGCACACCTACTACGGCGGTTTTTATGAACGACTACCCGCTCGCATCACTGTGCCTCACACCGGATACTGGAACATCACCATTGACTTGGGCGGAGGATCCGCTCGCATCACCCATTCGATAACCATCCACAGCAACAGCTAGCTCCCCCCTGCATTGCGCAAGGGCCAAAGCAAGCGCCTGCTCAATTTGCTGTAAAGTTCCATCCACTCCGTAGGCTTGGCTGGTCAGCCCTCCTACGGAGTTTCTTGACCAGATCAGATCTCCTACCTCGTTTCGTACTTGAATTTCCATTACCAACTCCTCTTGTCACGAACTTGAACGCAACGCTTTCGCCAGGGCCCGCTCGATGTTCGCCTCTAGGCGCGCGTCGTCCTCGGCAACACGCCGAACGACTTCGTGAAATTGGAAGCGCACGCGGTACTGAGGCTGGCGGACGAAGGCAAGGACCATAGTCAACGTCCGTCCACGGCGCTCGGCGATGCCAATCGGTCGGCGGCCACGGTGCATCACGAAGTACGCGAGTTGGTGTCCCCTCGCCAAGGAACGCGCCGACTGGGTGGCGTTTCCTTTGAACCCCGCTCGGTATTCCAGGGCGCCTAGGCCGGAAAGGATCTGGATCATCTGGCCGCGGCTCATGTTGCCGTACTGGTCCAGCCGGGCGCCCTCCGCTGGAACCACGAACATGCCCGCCGGCAGGATGCCCCGGGCCCGGAGGTTCCGCTCCGACGCCTTGTCCACCCTCGGCCCTCCGAAGACCTGGGGAGCTACCCAGTCCTCCGGTGCCTGCCCCTTCGAGGCATGGTCCTTTTCGTCCTTCACCCACAAGGCCGCCTCAAGCCGGCGTGAGGTGGCATGCAGGATGCGGATGGCGTTACGGGTGAACGGTGTCGGCCGGTCGAAGACCTGGTCGATCTCCCCGACCAGGGCCTGATTCGCCTGGTTCGCGGTGTGGTTCAAGGCGTCGGCCAACACTTTGTTCGGCAGGTCGCCACAGAGGACCCGTAGAGACGCCACCGCATCATCGAGGTCTCGAGCGGAGATACTGCCTCTCATCGCTCATCCACTCGCTGACGCTCGATGCAGTCCAGGACTTGGACCGCGCACGCTGTCAACGCAGCCTCAACAGCATCGATCGCCGCGGTTGCATCTTCACCGTTCGCTAGCGGCGGACGGCCGGGGAGCCGACACGGCGTCAGCGGGCACTTGGCCTGCTGCGCGGTAGGCGCTGGGGTCAGTGGTTTCGGGGCGGGCGTACATCCGGCCAAGGCCAGCAGGGATGCCAGCACGCAGCCAGTCGCGAACAGCCTGGTCATTCTCTTTCAACTCCCGTAACGCCGCAGCGTGGCGCGCGCCCTGGACCTCCAGGGCTTGGCCGAGTTGTCGGGTTTGCAGTTCGATGTCGGCGACGCGGCCGAGTTGGCGTTGCTGTTCAGCGAGAACGCCGGCCTGCAGGTCGATCATCTGCTGATTACGGTCACGCTCCTGCTCGGCGACGGTGGCGCGACCTCTATCAGCGGCAAGCTGGAGCCTCAAGTGATCCATCCGCCAAAGCAACAGCGCGACACCAAGGGCAGCAATAGACCAGAACTTCAAATTCATCTTTACGTATCCACGCTGACTAATTACCCGTTGCCCGCACCGACTTTTTCTGATGACCAGCCAAGCATTTGCTAAGCTCAAATCGGCACTTTCATCGTGCCGCCATTGACCATCACTACCAGGAGGTTCTATGGAGTTCTTCGCAGCTTTCAGCCTTTTTTCACTCGGTCTCTACTCCGCGCTTGGTATTGCCGCACTTATTGCCCTCTACCTCACTTCGTACGGGGCTCGTTGCGCGGACTCCTGGCTCAAGGGCCAGCCCATGCCTACTGACCGTGTTAAACCCCACATCGCTATCGCTGCGCTGTTGGGCCTGATCGCTGGCAGCTTTGTTCAGGGCATTATTGAGGAAAATGCAGAGTGCAACGCCCGTGGGCAAAATCTGCCTACGTGCTTATTTGAACGCCTTCAACAGCAATAGCCTCATCACACCCGCACTAAGGCGGCTCGCGCCCATTCAACTCGTGCGTTACGATCCTCTGCCCCTGCGAACCCTCCGTTTATGCGGAGGGTGATTCTTTCAAAGCGACCTTGGTCCGCCAGATCGTTTAAACCCCTCGACTTCCACCACCATGCCGCGGCGATGGCTGCCCAGGTCCGTTGCTCCAGCAGTTCCGGTTGCGCCACCAGTGGCAGCGCCAGGGCGCGGGCGGCTTCGGCGTAGTTGTCGTGGCCCGTAATCATGATCAGGCCGCGGCCCCGGTATCGATACCCATCGCCCGTATCCGGCGAACCATTGCCCATCCTGTTGGCATAGACGCGGTTCGCGATGCGCTCGGGCTGGCGGGCATACTGGCGAGCCTCTACCGGCGCGAACCGCTTCGGCCAGGTCTTGAGCAGCCCCTCGGCGGAGTAGTTCAGGTTCTCGACCAGGCGCTTGAGGCTCTGGCTTTCGTGCCCGACCTGGGCGAGAAACATCGCCACACGCTCGGGCGTGTTGATCTCGAACCGGGCCATGGCGCCGTTGATGTGTTCGACCCAAGTCGAGGCAGTAGCAACACCGCACCCGGTAGCGCGGTCGAGTTGATCTGCGGTGATCTTCATTCGCCAGCCCCCCGACGCGGAAACTTCCAGTCGGCGATCCGGTCAGCGAACTCGGCGATCTTCTTCACTCCTAGGAAGCCGGTGAACACCCCAGCAGCGGTAGCCATGTTCTGTGGCAGGCCAAACCACTCAAGGACCGGAATCAGGCCCAAGGTAATCAAGGTGCAGAGCGTTGCCTCGAGCAGCGCCTGGCGCCGCGTTCCACCGCCATAGATCACCCGGGACAGCGCGACCACAAAGGACAGGCCGGCGGCGTACAACTGCGGATAGTGCGCAGACAGCCACGCAAGCAGCGCAGCCCAAGTTTCAGGGCGTTCTGGCATTTTCATAGTCTCTGCCCCTCGCAGGGGTTCTAAAACGACGAAGCCCGCTCAGTGGCGGGCTTTCGTTCGTCGGGGTAGATTCCGGATGGATCAGGCGTGAAACAGCTGCAGCTGCCCTTCGCGCTCGACCTCGATGATCTTCTGTTCGATGATGGGTGCCTTGATCTGCCATCGGCGCAGGGTTTTGCCGGCCAGGCTGGCAATCCCTCTCTCTTGTCGGTACTCCGCCATCAGTTCGTTGCGCAGGGCGGCGAAGTCCATCGAGCGCTTGAACAGTTGCTCTGCCATCCAGTTGAAAGCACGAATGTAAGCCTCTTTCCATTTGGCCGCCTCTTTGCCGGTGAAGCCCATGCACAAGAACGCAAAGCCATCTCTGGTTATGCGAAACGCTGGAGATTTCCGCCTGGCACCTTTGCCGATATCGACATCCACGATCATCTCCGCAAAATTGCGGGCATGAAAATCATCAGAACATTCAAGTCTTCGAATCGCTCGAAGCACTGTGTCATGCCGCTTTCCGAAACGCTCGGCCACCTTCAGCGATGTCGTTACGACCTGGCCGTCATTGACCATCACCAGGTCGCGCAGGCTGTCATCAAGATCAATCTCATTCATCTGATCCGCTCTGTTCACCTGGAAAAAGGAGCGCAGCGGGGCGGACGGATGAACGGACATCCGCCTTTCGGCTGTACCGGCCTAGCTGCGTATTGGGTTGCCTTGCGGCGGAAATGAAAAAGCCCAGCGCTATGGCTGGGCTAGAAAATTTGAAGTAGGTGGCCTACGTTCGACTCCGGCTGTCCATATTGCGATGAGTTACAGGCCTACTGACGGAACTACAAGAGCTGGAAGAGTGAATAGCTCATTAGTCAAGATCGCTTGACGTCCCTTCTTGCACTCTAAATTTCTCAGACTCACCAAGAGGAACCTTAGATATCTTGAAGTAAAATTTTTTCTTCGCTCTAAAAATTCTATCCTCATCTAATAGTACCTTAGGCAAGCGCGGAAAATCATTTCTATTGCACGTATCCAAAACAGATTGCGCAATAACATGATTAGCACCGAGAACATCGGCACGACTAGCAGGAGAGAGAAACTCCACCTCACACTTACTCAAAGCCCCAATAGAGTTAAAAGTAAATGTAACTGTTACATCCCCCTCCAGCTTAGACCTCCTAAGAACCTCAGGATATCCGAGTTTATTAGCAAAGTCCTTAGAGAACTCACTTGAGAATCTATTTATCCGTTCCTTCCTCTCGGGATCGGACATTTTATGCACACACGCTACCGATGAAAAAATAAGAAAGATAAGAAAAGTCCATTTACTAACCATTAGAAGTCAATCTCCATTCACTATCCGTCTCAAACAGCTTTACACAGCCGAGAATCATTCTCAAGAGAGCAGATAGCTTCTCACCCTCGACATACCCCTTGTATACAGGTAAAGCTCCATCCTACTTGACTGCGATCAAGGGTGGAGCAGGTGGCAGGGGCCACTACCCCTGTGCGCATCCTACGCTCCACCTGCATTGGCGAGGAGCCTCAATCCTCTCCTATTTATCTTGTCATGCAATATACTAATTTACGAGATCACTTGGAGCCGAAGACTCGGAGGTTCCGCTTTCAGGATCTCGCATTCGAAAGTAGAAAGTCTTCTTTGCCTGAAAGCCCTCGTCCCCGGTCATGAGCAACGGGGCAACTGGAAAGCCACCAACTTTACAAACATCAATAACACTTTGGCCAAACAGCCTCTTTAGATTTGCAGACCCGTCACTTAGCGATCCAGTGTCCAGCACCTCACAGCGAGTCAGGAATCCCTGCTTATCGAAGGTGAACAAAACAGTCGCCTGCCCCTCTATGTTCAAGGCGGCAAGTGTCGGTGGGTAGATAAGCTTATTACTGAAATAGCGGGAGAACTCATCGATAAAGTTACTCTTCTGAGACTCTTTTTCTGAGACTGTTAGAAAACTTGTGCATCCCGCAAGAAAGCTCATTCCCAGCATTAGCCCTAAGAATATTCCTTTCATTCTTTGAATCTCCCAGAGACAACGCTGGTACGGTATCAAAGATGAAGACCTTGTGGGTCGGTAACCCGTCACTTTGCTTACAGCCCGATGTGGCAGGTGAGGCTGCCGTCTACCGAGTTTATGGCCTCCGAATGCAAAAAAGCCCGGCGTGGGGAACCGGGCCTACCACTTATCTCTAGCAAGGCACATGCGGGGCATTTGCATGCAGCTTTCAATCAGCGGCAAGACGATTTTGGCACCAAAGCCGCAAATGTGCAAAACCCGGCGCCAAGGCCGGGTTTCGAGTGAGTCACGCTGCGTTCACAGCAATTCACGCTGGTATGAAAACACCCTTAATTCCGCGCGTAAAACTATTTCTTCAAGCGCTCTCGCGGAACCGCTCCAGAGCGCTATCGACCCAGCCCACCGCCAACTTCAAAGTCTCCCTGACCTTGGCCTCGCCGATCTGGTGTTCACGCGCGATGCGCAGGGCCGGCCACTTCGCGCCGTAGTAGAGCCACACGAAGTCGCCGGCCTGCGGCGCCCTGTCGATGAGTCGAGCAATGACCCGGTCGACGGCCAAGGCCATATCATCAGTGACGTGGTAGGCCTTGGGGCTCGACATTGGCATGGCTTGGCTCATGATAGCGGCGGCCGGCGACACATATCCGGGAACCCCCATTCCATCCATTCGCCACCACCCCCACTGCTCGAGGAGGTACTCGGTATCGCCCAGCAGCTTGTCCACGTAGGTTCGAGTTCTGCTCATGCCGCCCCCGGACCGTTCAGGCCAAACAGATCGCGCAGCAGCGCTTCCACCGCCGCGCCCTTCGCATTGCCGTCCAGCAACCAGAGCCGGCCATAGTCGTGAAAACCCAGAGTGCCGCGGTCGCCGTGCCAGTTGGCGATCATGACCAACAGCGCAGCCAAGGCAGCAGCACCGCCCACCTTGACCTGCGCCAGCTCCTGGCCGGCCACCTTAAGAAACTCCCGCTCCAGCCTGGTCATGACCTTGCGGGGTGCCATCGGTTGTACGTTGCTCATGCGGCCTTCCCCTTTTTCTTGCCGTGTTTGTTGGCGAAGTAGCTACGCCCCATCTCGAGATCCTCTTGGCTCATCTCGCGTGAGCCGGCGAAGTTGACGAATCGTCCGTACATGCCCTGCTGCTGGAGCAGGCACATGCCCGGCGGCGCGTGTCGACACTTGGTCATCAGGATCTCGGTGATGCCGTTCTGGCCGGCCTCGCTGTCCATGTCCCGGTGGACCATCAGGATGCAACTGGCGTCGGCCTCGATCTCCCCCGAGTCGCGCAGGTCGCTCGACTGCGGGCGCTTACCGGGGCGCTTGGTCGAGTCGCGGTTGAGCTGCGCCAGCTCGATGACTGGAACGCCGAGCTCCTTGGCCAGGCGCAACAGCGACTTGTTGGTCTTGCCCACTTCCTCGCTGCGCGTGCGCCCTTTCGCCTCTGGTGGAATCAGGCCCAGGTAGTCAACGACGATGCCGGCCAGGCCGTGCTCACGCTTGACACGCCGCGCGGTGCTGCGGATCTGGCTGGCGGTCATGTTGGGATCGTCGCAGATGAACAAGGGCGCCCCCTTGGCCTTGGCCACCGCAGATGTGATGCGCGGCCAGTCGTCGTCACCCAACTGCTGCGGATCGTCCAGGCGCTTCAGGTCCACTCCGCCCAGCGAGGCGATTGAGCGCACGCCCAACTCCTCCTCGGGCATTTCCAGGGAGAACACCAGCCACGGCTCCCCCGCCTCGCAGGCGTTGTACTGGGCGATTTGCAGGGCAAGTGTGGTCTTGCCACTGCCGGGAAGGCCGGCGATAACGGTGAGCTTCCGAGGGCGGATGCCGCGCACCAGTTTGTCGAGATCGGCCAGGCCAGTGCCGGGCCACTGAGGCGCGCGGCCGTTGAACTTGTCGTCGATAACGTCGACAGCCTTGAGCATCACCTCGTCGAGCCGCTTGTACTTCGGCGCCTCGTCATCGAGGTCGCGCAGGTCCGCCATCGCCTGCTGCGCTCTGGCGATGATCTCAGGCAACGGTCGGTCATCCGTGGCGGAGGCCTTCACCGACTCGGCCGTGTCGATCAAGCAACGCAGGATGGCCCGCTCCCGGACGTGCCGGACGTACGTCCTCCAGTTCGCCACCGAAGGCACATTGCGGGCAATGTTCCCGGCATAGGGAATGAGCTTCGCGCCGCTGGGCAACACGTCGCGGACCACTCCGACGGTCACCGGATCGACGGGAATCCCTTCCTCGTAGCAATCCTTGATCGCCTGGAACAGCGCGGCGTTATCCTCGAAGTAGAAATCGGCAGCGGTCACGCTGGACAAGGCCTCGTCAACCAGCGCCTGATTCTGCTGGAGCGCGGACTGCAAGATAGCGCCGAGTACGCCGAACTCAGCCTCTTCGCTGTACAGCTCTCGGCTCACTCCAGAACCTCCCGGCGAGCGGAGCCCCAGGTGAAGCCAACAGCCTTGCCGCCGTTCTCGCGGAGACGATCCACCGCACGATCACCGATGTACTTGGCGACCTCCTGCGCGCTCATGTTCGAAACCACCACCGTAGGCCGCATCTCCCGATACCGGCGGTCAATCACCTCATGGAGCAGCCCCAATTCGTACTCGGTACCGCTCTGAGCGCCAAGCTCGTCGATCACCAACAGGTCGAAGCCCGCCAGTTCTTCGAGAGCGTCCCGTTCGGTGTACTTCGCCGCCCGATTCATCGCCCCCTTAGCCACACGGATTATTTCCGACGCCGAGGTGATCACTGCTTGGGCCTGAAGGTTCCGTACGACGTACTGGACGATTGAGCACGCGAGATGGGTCTTGCCCGTCCCAAGGTTGCCCAGGAGCAAGAGGCAGCGGCCGTCCTGGAAGTTCTCCACGAATCGCTCGGCATACTCCCGGCATGCTTCCAGCACCGCCGCCTTCTCCGCCTTGCCATCGGTGCGGTAAGTCTCGAAAGTGCTGGCCCGGTAGCGAGCGGGGATGCCAGAGCCAACCAGCAACTCGTTGATCTTGCGTTGGGTTTTCTCAGCCAGGGCCACCGAAAACTCCTCGCTCCCCGGCCCGTGACTCACCCCATCCCAAACACACCGAGAGCAAGACCAGGTCAAGTAGCTGCCATCAAACTGCTCCACCTGGATCGCGTGGTAGTCACCGTGAACCGGGCAGCGAAGAGAAGGGCTTTCTTCGCTCTTGCGGTTGGGTTTACGCCAGAAGTTAAAAATTTGCTCTGCCATCGTCGCGGTCCTGGTACATGTCGGGGGTGTGTTTGGGGAGGTTGGTGAAGTTCGATGCCGGGCCAGCATCAGGGGCTATCTCGTCTTCCCATCGTCGCCCGTTGAGCCAACTGGCCGGCAGCGGAACGAACTGGCCGTTGTCCTTCAGCCAATCACGTTGTCGGCAGTGCTTCGGAAGCGCCGCCATGATCACAGGGTGCAGAGCAGGGTCGATCTTCCGCCAAGCCTTCTCCGCCTTCGCTCGATCCTTGTGCTTTGGGTAGGCCTGGTAAAACTCCTCGAAACCATCCAGAGGATTGGGCTTGGCCGTCCGTTTCCCAGACTCGGGTTTTCCCTTCCGATCACCCACGTCGTCCGAACCGGTTTCGCCGGTTTGGACATGCTCTTTAGGTTCTTTGGTGGTTCTTTGGTGGTTAAGTGACGGATCGGGTGCAACCGTTGCACCCCGTTGTGTCTTCAGTTGCACCCCGTTACGTCGTGGTTTGCACCCCGTTACGTTGTCATCTGCACCCGGTGCAACTGGTGCACCCCGTTCCATCGACAGGTCATAAACCATCGGTAGACGATCCCGGTGCGAGATGTAGGCAGCAGCGATCGCCTGGTTTCCACGGCGAATCACACCGGCCTCCTCGAGGGACCGGAGCTTGTACTGGACAGTCCGCTCGGATAGCCCTGTATCACTGCTCAGCGTGGCGATAGAAGGGAACGCCCCCTTTCCCGCCTCGTTGGCATAGTTCGCCAGGCACAACAGCACATGCCTCATGGCGGCATCGGTAACGACCTGCTGCTCCAGTGCCCAGGTCATGGCCTGAACGCTCATATGTCTAACTCCTCGGTGACGCGCTTCACGAAGTCGTGGTATCCCTCGGCCATGAGGAATCCTTGATCTTCAAGCGCACCGCGGCATGCCTTGGCGTGGCCGTAGAGCACCCAGCGCTTACGCTCGGGCAGGTCGCGGAATTGACGGTAGGACGGCCAGGGGCCGGCGATCACCGGGCGGCCGTTGGGGCCAGTGGTGATCCGACCCGGTTTTGGTTGTGAGGTCATTCGCCGATCTCCTGCGAAGGGGTGCCGCGCATCTGGAAGCGCTCCCGGCCGGCGCCGAAATCCGGGTGCGTGGCTCGGTGTTGGGTCACGAAGGTGCAGCCGCGCGCGAAGCGCTCGAATACCCTGCTGATCTCGGCCTTAGCCCAGACCGCGAAGGGCCGCGCGTTCAGTTCCTCGTGCTTGCTGCGCACCATGGCGAAGGGGCGCGGGCTGTGCGGCATTTCACGCACCACCGCGTCGATCACCCTGGGCGGTAGGCCGTACTGCTTTCCGATCCGCTGACGGATAGCGGTAATGCTCTCCATGCCGTTGGGGATCGAGTCGAGCAGCGGGTGCGATCGGTCCATGTCGCCGACGGTTTCGGTCAGCGCTGCCACCTGCTGCTCGGTTTGCCGCTGTCGCCGCTCCAGATCGACGGTGAGTTGCACGCTGGCCAGTAATTGCTCGGCGGCGGTCAGTGGCCGGGAAGCCTGCTGTTCCAGTTCCTGCCAGCGGTCCACCAACTGGGCGGTGAACTCCGGGCAGAGCTGGGCGACGACGATGATGCTGTCGCGCTTGCCCTGGTCGCCGGTGAAGACGTACTCCTGAGCGGGGCGGCCAGCAGTGGGCTTTTCCTGCATTGCAGGTAAAGCAATCACCCCGCGCTCGGCCAGCCGCTCAATGGCCACGCGTACATTGTCGTGACGCGATCCAACAAGATCCGCGATCTCCCGGCTGGTCATGGTGGCGGCCTGGCCGCCAATTGAGGTCAGGCCAGTCATGCCGGCACCTCCAGCTCGGTCAGCAGTTGGATCAAGTCTTCGCCAGCCAACCTGGCGATGGTGATAATCGACAGATGGATCGCATCCACCTGGTCGGCGGTCAGGCGCGGGCCCGGCTCGCAACCTTCGAAAGCCAAGTCTTCGCGAACTGCGGTAGCCAAGTCCTGGATGGCGCCGATATAGCTGTAGAGCTGGTCACCGAGTGCTTTCGCTCCAATGCGCCTAGTCATTGGCCACCTCCCCACCCTCCAGGGCAGAACGGACCAGGGCAGTGGCTGTCTCGGCCGCATGAAGAAGTAGGACTACGCGACGACTAACGCTCGGCTCGTCGAGGATGTCGAGGAGCCCGCCCTGAATCGCGTCAAGCAGGTCGACTGCGCTGTCCAATGCGAGGTCGGCATCAATGTCATCCATCACGCACAGGACATTCGCTTTCTGATCTCCCTTCGAAAGATCAACCGGCGCAGTCGCCCGGAAGCTGATACCCAGAGTGGCCCTCATTGCTGAGCCTCCTTCTGCCGGTTGATGCGATCCGAGAGGACCTGTTCGAGCTCCACCAACTGGAAGATGCCCCCCCCCGATCTCCTCCAGAAACCAGCCGAGACGCTCTGAGGTTTCCTGGCCGACCTCGCCTTCAGTACTGGTAAGCGCCAGCAGCTTGCCGACTGCGGCGACACCAAGCGCCATGTTCTGAGCAGCCTGCCGGGCTACTTCACGCTCCCCCCAAAGAGACATCGCCTGCTCGTCCGTGAGTACCTCAGACGGGTCGCGGGAACACTGCTTACTGATCAGGTTTGCGAGGTTCATTGCTGGCCCTCCTCACGCAGGGAGTCGAGCGCGGCGTCAACCAAATCGCCAGCCATCTCTGCAGCAATCTCCAGGGCGTACAAGCACGCGTGCTCTTCGTCGGAGGTGGTCAGTGCTCCGAGAATGCTAGAAACACTTAGCGTCAGCGCGATCGCCTCGCTCAACGCCTCTTCGACCGTCGTGGTCGGGTTAATCGCTGCGAATCTTCGCGGCGGAAGCTGAGATACCGGTCCATTCAGTGCAGACAGCCCGAGCTTGATCGCGCTCATGCTGCACCTCCTTCGTGTTGCGACACGTTTTCAGCATTTCCGGATTGGGTCGCGACACGTTCCAGTTCGAACAATTCTGCGTCGGCCTGTTTCATATCATCCTCAAGGTTCCCACCAACGAACTCGGCCTGACCGAGTCCTATCGTGCAGATATCCTTGAGGTAACTGCTGCACTGCTCATCTCTACGGACCAGTGCAAGGATGGCGCGCAGCCCCTTGACGGTCTCAACAGCGGCTTCGAGGCCATCCAGCAGGTCTGATGCGAGTTGATGAGCAGAGCGCGGGGGTTGCGCAATTTGAGTTTTCTGTTGCATAGTTAATTCGTCCTTCGAAAGACAAATTGATATCCAGGCAGTCGCTCCAACGACTACCGACTAAAGGCCTCGCGAAAGCGGGGCTTTTTGCTGTCTGGAGACAGGGAATCCCTATCCTCCACACATTCTGAAAAGCGCAGCCCAGATCAGGGCGGCTTTGAGGAAGGGGCGCGAGCGCGCGTATCAGGCTTTTTCAAAGTGCAAGCTCCCGAATTTCGTTGAACGACGCAGACAGCCTGCACCCGTTTAGAAATATCCCAAGCGCCCATGTAAACGAAGGCCCTGAAGAGGCTCTGCCGATGGTCACCCTGACCAGACTCCGCGCAGGAACGCTCATAGGAATAGTGGGTAGCCAGTGCCCCTTTTTCGGGCGCGTCACCCCGGATTTCTGTGCAGAGCTTCCACCAACAGGAAACCCCTGGGCTTTTAACCGGGTTTAATGATTCGGACCGTGGCGGTTTAGCATGCGAAACTGATCCGCCTGACAGACCTCGGGATCCCCCTCGGTCGAGCGCCGCAGGCCGGATGCTCACGGCGCCACCTCGACACTGGATGCCTGAACAGCGGTATCAGCGCACTGCCGGGCGTGGGAATCGGACGGCAGAATGGGCCCAAAGTCGGCGGAGCTTGTGGGCTGCTGGGTTGGGGCCGCATCGATTGAGGCGCGCAAGATTTTTTCGGCGAAGCCGACCAGGTCAGGCCGCAGACCAGCAATAGTGATTTGGCCGCCAGATGCGTCTTGAAGCCGTTCAGCGAGGGATGGGGAGGCTTTGCGATGACCTCCGGCTAGTTGCCAAAGGTGCGCCACAGAGGTTCTAGCCTCTCTCGCTACGCGCTCGCGCTCTTCTGCAGACGTGGCAGCAAGCCATCCGCGCAGATGATCAGACATGAGTGGTTCTCCTCATTACGTCGGGAGAATTTAGCTCATGGCTAATATTTGCTCAAGAGGATATTTAGCTATGAGTACATTTAGCCGCTTGCTAAATGATGGCATCGTGCATGCCATGGATATCTATCAGATCAGAAAGCAAAATCTCATTCAGCTCATTGGCGGCCAGCGTAAGAGTGCCTGTGCGGAACGCTGGGAGATGAGCCCGGCCCACCTCAGCCAAATTCTTTCAGATAAGACGAGGAAAAACCTAGGTGACGACGTTGCGCGCCGCATCGAAGCGCTAGAGGGCTTGCCGCGCGGATGGCTCGACCTAGCTCAAAAGCGCGCTCAGCAACTACCTCTCATAGACCCAACCAAGGAAGCGGAGTATGCCGGCCCTATCTCCGTTTGGGACAATGAGACTCCTTTGGACGAGGATGAGGTGGAGTTACCGTACTACGACCAGGTGGAATTGGCCGCGGGCGACGGCCGGATAGCTGTACAGGAAATACCTGGGCGCAAGCTCCGATTCTCGCTCCCCGCGCTCCGCGAGGCCGGCGTCAATCCGAAAAAGGCGATATGCGCAAAGATCAGGGGCAACAGCATGGAGCCACTGATCATGGACCGCTCGACCATCGGCATCGATCAATCAGCCACGGACGTTATCGACGGTGAGATTTACGCCCTGGAGCACGAAGGCATGCTGCGGGTGAAGTACCTGTATCGGTTGCCGGGCGGCGGTCTGCGACTGCGCAGCTTCAACCGAGCCGAGCATGACGACGAGGAGTACTCGCCGAAGGAGATGCAGTCCCAAGGCATTAGCATCATCGGGTGGGTGTTCTGGTGGTCGACACTGCGGACGCGTGGACCTTTCAAGCGGTAACCGGGTCATCTGGCGGAGCGGTTTATGCATTGACTATCTCTTTCGGCCTGCTGTAGGAAAATGCCCATAGATTGGGACGCCAGGCGAATGCCATAATCAAACGATGAAAAAGCCCAACACCTACACGCTCAGAATCAAAGGCTCGCACCCGCGCAAGCTCCCGCTTGATCGGCTGGCCTTGTATTTGGCTGAGCTTGCGAAGCTGCTGGGCGAGCGCGAGCACATCCACTTCGACAAACTGTCCGTAGGGAGCGCTGCCGTAAAGGTATGGGCTGACCCCGAAGCAGCACCAGCGGTTTCCCAAAGAGTCGCCCTGGCTACTAGGCATTTGGACGAGGCTGACGAAGAGGCGATTCGTGCTCTTCACCGTATCAACGAACTTCTCTCCCAAGATGGCAAGAAGGGTGAGTTGAAGAGCCCTGAAGGTGCTGTGATTTATCCATTCCCTGGGCGAGCCAAGGCAGAGCCAGTCAAAGAAATAGTGATTGACCAAGCTAGTACGGTATCGGGCCAGGTGATCAAGATTGGCGGCCGCGATGAAACCATCCCGCTTTTGCTGAAGGATGCTGACGGCATGGAGTATCGGTGCACGATCCGTGGTGCGCAGCTTGCGAAAGAGATCGCCGCCCATTACCTGGGCGATCCGATAGAGGTGTCGGGAAAGGGAAAATGGCGACGTACAGCCGATGGACGGTGGACTCTCGAGAATCTCACTGTCACGTCATGGAATGTGCTTTCAACTGACTGGGATGCTGCCTACGCGCTGATGGGCAAACTGGCCAGCCCATGGCGCGATGTGCCCGATATCGAAGAGCGTTGCTCAGAAATTCGTAAGGGGCACTAATTGGTCATTTGGGACACCAACATCCTCGCACTCTACTTTAGCGGCCGCCTTTCTTCTGATGACCAGATCCGGATGAATGGTCTCGTCTCCGAGCTTTCACGCAAGAAAGAAACCATCGGCATTCCCGCTCAGGTCTGGGCTGAGTTCCTTGAAGCGGCAAGCCAGGAGGAGGCGGAAGAGAGCGTGAAGCTATTCAAGTCAAACGCCTTCGCCCTACTCGCCTACGATATGCGTTGCGCCATTGAAACCGCAGAGGTGGCCAGACAAGGTCAGACAGTTCGCAAAAGCACCAAGGGACCGAAGCGTGATCGTCAGGCTGTAAAAGTTGATTGGCAGATCATTGCTATTGCCAAGGTCAACCAGGCACGACTACTGCTCAGCAACGACGGACCAATGGCAGCAGAGGCAATTCGTCAGGGCCTCAATTGCATGAAGATATCTGAGCTACCTATCCCTGATAATGGCCGGCAACACTCGATTCGATTTGAAGAGGATATCCCTGACTGATCGGGAATTTTCCTTCCGACACCTGCAAGGCAGGAGTGCCCCGCACCGCGGGGCTGCCACCTTTGATAGATTCCCTCCCCCGGCTAGGGAAGACAGCCGTCCGGCACGGGCCGCACCTCGACCCCAGCGCGGCCTTTTCACATCAGCCGCGCATTTGATATACATTTAGGCGTCCTTGAAGGCACAACACCGAAAGGACCAGGCCGCGCCGGAACCTTCCCCGGCGCGGCCTTTTCGTTCCTGCCCTTCCCTCCTGACTCAGCGCTGAGCAGACGACCGCCCTGCCCCTGCGGTGAGCTCGATACATCGCCGCCTTTCCTCGACTGATGCGTAAACCCAAGCCCGCCTGGAGCGGGCCTTTTATCGGATAGCGAAAATAATTTAGCTATAAGCTATTGACCGAATGATTAGCCCGAAGCTAAATTAAGCCAAGGCTAAATATTGGATACTGCTCATGACCACCGTTACCATCAGCACCGAAACCTGGCAAGGCCGTCTCGGCATGGGTCTCGCTCCGCGCGAACTGGAGGCCACCCTGCATGCGGCGAGCGACCTGACCGCAAAGGAGATCGCCAAGCTGATGGGCATCGCGCCAGGGACCGTATCCAAGCGATTGGATGATGCGCGGTTCAAGCTCGGCGCCAAGACCATCCGCGGCCTGGTGCTGGAGGCATACAAGCGCCAGATCATCAGCCCCCTGTGCGTTGGAATCCTCGCCATCCTGGCGGCAGCACAACCCTTCCTCGATGAAGACCCGGCCATGCGGGCGCGCCGTGGCGGCGAAAGGAAGATCGAAACTCGTCTGACTGCTCGCCGCGATGGCGTGACCTGGGTGGCGTGATCATGGCCTGGGACAGAAACGATCCTCTCAACATCCTGGCGCTGCAGCTCGACGGTGAACTGCGCGCAGCGGCCGACTTCTGCCATGGCTACAACGGGCCGGCACAGCGCGCTTTCGCCCGGCACATCCAGGGCCTGGGCAAGACGCTCGACGAGCTTACCGTGGCAGACCTGAAGGCGGCGGCCGCATTTGCGGACGCAGAACTGAACGACCTGCAGCAGAGAGGGCTGATCTGACGCGGCAGACCGAACGCGCCGAAGCAGCCAAGCAGTAACCAACCGATTTTCGCGAAAGCCAACAACCGCGGCAGGCCATCGGCTTGCCTGGAGGAAAGCATGGACAACAAACCTCTCATCAAGCCCGGGAAGCTCTTCCTGATCTGTATCGCGCTGCTGGCCTATGCCGGGTTGTCCGTCGCCCTGGTGGGCGGCATTGGGCCGGCCCTGGTCAGCAGTCGCGACGATGTTCTGGTCTTCGCGGGATTCGCCATCCCCGGCGTCTGGTTGATCGCCTCGGTCTGCCTCGGCATCCACCTCGCCAACACCCGCCGCGAAGAAGCGGCCACCACCAGCAAGGAGAAAGACCAATGAAGCGGATTCCCGCTGCTGCAATGCTGTGCCTGCTCGCCGTCCTGGCGGGCTGTTCGAAGGTGCCTGCCGGCAACGTCGGCGTGATCGTCAACCTCTACGGCTCCGAGAAGGGCGTGGAGACGCGCGAGGTCGGAACTGGTCGCTACTGGGTAGGCGTGAACGAGGAGCTCTACCTGTTCCCCACCTTCACGCAGACTGAAACCTGGGGCGGCGAGGAAGCGATCAGCTTCCAGACCGTTGAGGGTATGAAGGTTGGCGGCGCCGTCGGCATCACCTACTCGGTATCCCCCGACAAGGTGACGACGCTGTTCCAGAAATACCGGGCGGGAATCGACGAAATCACGAACAAGTTCCTGCGGAACATGGTGCGCGATGCCTTCAACGATGTTGCCTCGAAGCTTCCAGTCGAGAGCGTCTATGGCGCCGGTAAGGCGGACCTGCTGCTGGCCGTCGAGAAGCGCGTGCGCGACCAGGTGGCGCCCATCGGCATCAACATCGAGCGCATCTACTACGCATCCGACCTGGTCCTCCCGCCGCAGGTCACGCAGAGCCTGAACGCGAAGATCCAGGCCACCCAGATGGCCGAGCAGCGCCGTAACGAGGTCGCCCAAGCCAAGGCAGAAGCCGACAAGGAACGCGCTCGGGCCCAAGGGGAGGCGGACGCGAAGCTGACCCTGGCCACCGCCGACGCGAAGGCGATCGAGATCCGCGCCCAGGCGCTGCGCTCGAACCCCGACGTCGTGACCCTCAATGCCGTCGAGAAGTGGGACGGAAAGCTGCCCACCTACATGGCCAGCGGCTCTCCGCTTCCCTTCATCGGCATCAGCAAGTAGCCCCTCGCCCAGGCGCCAGCGATGGCGCCACTGGAGATCCCATGAAACGAGCAACCGTTGTAACCGAACTGCCGACCAGCACTAGCCGGGACATGGACAAGTTCGTTGTCCGTCTGCCGGACGGCCTGAGGGCCGAGGTCGAAGCCGAGGCCAAGCGAGACGAGCGCAGCATGAACTCCTTGATCGTCGTTGCCCTGCGCGAGTACCTGCATGGCCAGCGCCGAAAGCATGCGCTCCTCGATGCTCTGACCGCTGCCGCCGGAGATCGCTGATCATGAAGCAAGCACTCATCGGCACCGCGATCAGCCTGCTGCTCAGCGCGTGCCTGTACTTCAGTCAGAGGTCGATCCACCGGTTCGCCTTCTATGTCGCGGCGGCCACGAACGTTCTCTGCTGGCTGCTGATATTCGCCGGCGGGATCAAGGGGCAAGGAGCGGCGAACCTACTCGCCCGCCCTTGGCTCTCCATCCCAACCGGCGCTCTGCACGTGGCGGCCCTGGCCCTCACAGATCACCCCGCACTCGCGGCCTCAAGTCTGCTGGTGCAAATGGCTTGCTACGCCCTCGCCTACCAGGCAGTGCGCAGCGCCGAGCAAGGGGGTGACCTATGACCCATGCCCTGTTTAAACAGATCGATCTGACCGCCAAGCTCGGCCAGGACGGCAGCTCGCTCCAAGCCATGAACGCGCTGCGCGTCATCCGGGAAACGGTAGCGAAGCACCTGGCCGGCGCCGAGGCTGCAGAAGAGCATCCGCTCGAGCGCGCCGTCCTGGCGCTCCGCACCATCGCCGAGTTCCCCTGTCCCGAGCAGGACAACATGCCGGCGGCGAACATGCGGCAGATCGCGCTGGCGGCGCTGAGCGGGGCTGGAGTGAGTTCGGAGCCGGGCAATCCTGGCGGTGAACCTGTTTCCGGACCGGGAAATGCCGGCGAGCGACCCCACTCCGCGCCGGGATTGGCCCACGAGCACGCCGAACTACGCCGAATTGCTGTCGCGCTCAAGAACCCGCTGCTCAGCGGAGAGGAGGCCTCGAATCTGATGGTGCGTTACGAGGCATTGACCATGCCTGACCACATCATCGCGCTGATCGACGGACAGGCTCAGGCTACCGTTCCGAAGGGGTGGAAGCTGGTACCGCTTGAGCCGACCCCGGAAATGCTGGACGCGCGCCGCGACAGCGAGGACGGAATGGACGGCTATCTCGTTGAGGATACTGAGTACTACTTCCCGGATCGGGGTGCGGTTCGCGACTTCCTGGCATGTGTCTATCGCGGACTCCTTGCCGCAGCTCCAGCGCCTGGAGGTGAGCGATGACCATGCGCAAGGCTCTGACCGCTATCGCACTCGTCGCGCTGCTTGGCCTGGCCACTGTTGCCGCCGGCGCCGCACTCCAGCCGTTCAAGACCCTGTTCATCTGGGAGGTATGCCAGTGATGAGAGGCTCCGACATTCCACCACCACCAGGGTATCGGCCTACCCCGCTCGCCACCCTCGGCCAGCAGTTGGTCCGCCTGGGCCAGGCGATGCAGAACCCCAACACCAAGCTCGGCGAGTTGACCGAACTGGTCCAGGCCTGCGGCGTCGACCTGCGGATCTGCGACACGAACAAGGAGAGCCGGTCATGAAGGGCGCAACGTTGCACAGGCTGATCGATATCTACGCCGACAGTCGCCGTAACCTGCGCGTCCGTTTGGCGGCCCTCCGGATGTTCGTCCGCGCGGTGTGCGCCGATCGCAACACCAGCTTCGCCGAGTATCGCCAGATGTGTCGGAGGCTCCTCAAGGGCATGCCGTTCACCGAGCAGGCGCTTGAGCGCGAGCGAGCGGCATATCTGGATCGCACCAGAGCTGCGAGACAAGCCATGGAGGAGAGCGGTGCCTGGCTTATCGGAAACTCAGCCATGATCGAGCAGGCCCTGTCGTTCGACGACCTGTGCGATCTCCTGGGGGTGAATCATGCCCACCGTGCCGAGGCCGCCGAGGTCTGCGCGGGCGACGCCGGAGTCGTTGGCGGCCTGCTCTGGATTGGTGGGGAGTTCGAGGACAGCGCAGACCACAAGAGTGGCCGCTCCAACCGAGGGAACACGGGGCCCCTTACCGCAGCGGTCCAGAACCTGTTTCAGAAGTTCTTGCTTGAAAACCCGTCGGCCATCCCTGACCCGTTCGCCCCGGGCGGGCCCTTTTACGGAGTCCCGCGTCAGGAAATGGCGCCGAACGGCACTGTGCAGATTCGGCGGCCCGCACTCACCGTCCACAGCCAGGACGGATCGATCCGCACGGTTGAGCGAAAGCCGGAGGTGATTGGTGAGTAGGCAGATGACCGCGCGCCGGCTGACCCGGGCCGAGATGAACCACCTGCGCCGCCTGATCGGTTGGGTTCGTTGCGAGGTAGGAGCAGAGCCAGAGGAAGTCGTCACCGCTGCCAAAGAGGCTCTCGACCACTTCCAATGCGTGACGGAGGACGGCAAGCAGCGGCTGCTCGAGCACTACCAAAAGTCAGTAGCCGTACCGAATTACATCCGCGCTGCGCTCAAGGCCCTGGAGAAGGTGTGCCTGGAAGAACCGGCCGAGGTGGTTGACGGTAAGTTGGTTGCCCACAGGCGGCACGAAGCACCGCAACGCCTGGCCGTAGCGCGCAACGAAGAGGAGATAGGGAATGGGAAGCTCGATTAGCCCCGTATCCGAGTTCCTGTCCGAAGAGGAAGTCGCCGAGCTGACTGGGCGCGAGTACCCGAGCAAGCAGATCGAGTGGCTGAACAGGTACGGCTGGAAGTACGCCGTGACCGCGGCGAACCGCCCAATAGTTGGGCGCGTATATGCTCGCATGAAGCTGGCCGGCGTGAAGCCGACGATGGAAGCAACCGAAAAGTGGAGCCTGGACCTGTCCAGGGTTAGATGATGAGACCGCGGAGCAACAAGAACCGGGGCCTGCCGCCTCGCATGATCAAGCGTACCCGGACGATGAAGTCAGGAAAGGTCTGGGTCGGCTACTACTACGACGGGCGGGATGCTGAGGGGAGGCGCAAGGAGATCCCGCTGGGCACGGACTTGGATGAGGCCCGGGAGAAGTGGGCGAAGCTGGAGAGAAAGGCCGTGCCGCCAACTACCCGGACCGTCGGAGACCTGTTGCGGCGGTATGAGCGGGACGTGGTGCCAGGGAAGGGGAAAGGGACCCAGGAACAAAACAGAAAAGCCATCCGCCAACTGGCAAAAGCTTTCGAGTCCGCCCCGCTTGAAGCCTTGACCCCGCATGTGATCGCCCAATATCGGGACGCCAGGTCGGCGCCAGTGCGGGCAAACCGCGAGATAGCCCTGCTCTCTCATGCCTTCAACATGGCCAGGGAGTGGGGGCTAACGGACAGGGAGAACCCGTGTCGAGGGGTGAAGCGCAACAAGGAGACACCAAGGGATGTGTACATCACCGACGAGATATGGAATGCCGTGTATGAGGAGGCGGCAAGCGATCTGCGGCTCACCATGGACCTCGCCTATCTGACCGGCCAGCGCCCGGCGGATGTGCGCAAGATGCGCTGGGCGGATGTGGATGGAGAGTACCTGTTCGTCGGGCAGGGCAAGACTGCCATGAAGCTCCGCATCAGGTTACGCCGAGCGGACGGCTCACAAACCGCCCTGGGAACATTGCTGGAACAGCTTGACCGATCAACCCCCACCCTAGCGGCCACCAAGGAGGGCAAACCCATCTCAGAGAAAATGCTACGCCTTCGCTTCGAGCCAGCAAGAAAGGCCGCAGCGGAAAAAGCCGCTAAGGCGGGCGACGCTGAATTGGCGAAAGCGATAATGGGCTTCCAGTTCCGCGACATCAGACCCAAGGCGGCATCCGATATTGAAAGTCTGGAGCAGGCATCCGACCTCCTTGGCCACACTACGCAGGGGATGACACGTCGGGTCTATCGCCGCATAGGGAAGGCCGTAGATCCCACGAAGTAA